CCACAAGTGGCTTATCAGATATTTCAGTCTATATTTATGTATGAAGAGGCAATAGACATTGCAAAGAACAATAAAGAACAATAGAATGCCATTTCAAAAAGGACAAAGTGGAAACCCAAACGGACGACGCAAGGGTGTAAAGGACAAGGTGTCAACCAAAGCACGTGAGTTGTTTGTAACAGTCATGGAAGGCGAGATGCAAAACATTCAGGACTCCCTAGCTATTCTGCGAGAGGAGAGCGATGAGAAGTACCTGAAGGCTTTAAGTTCATTGATGCCATATTTTATGCCTAAGCAGACAGAAACGGAGGTGACGGTAAACGACGCACCCAAACCCCCAAGCTGGTTCGATGAGGTGTTGGATAAGACAGGAGCGTATGAGACGCACCTAACAGAAGAATGAGAAAGTAGGGTCTAACCCCTATTTTTGTTTATGCGTCAGCCAAAGACATACTACGATTTATTAAACTGCACGAGTAGGATAGCTGTTTTTCAAGGTGGCACTCGTAGTGGCAAGACGTTCTCGATAATTACCGTGCTGTGCGAATGGTGCTATCGCAATCAAAACGCAGGTTATCTGATCACGGTAGTTCGTAAATCGTTTCCCTCATTACGAGCATCGGTACTGCGTGACTTCATGTTTATCCTTGACAGGGAAGACTGGTACGATGAGCGCAACCACAACAAGACGGATAACACTTACAACCTATTTGGAAATACGTGGGAGTTTATCAGTATTGACCAACCACAAAAAATTCGCGGCTCTAAGCGACAATTTTGTTTTCTCAATGAATGTAACGAGCTAGACCTGGAAAGCTATCGACAACTGACGCTGCGAACGTCACACGACTTAAATGCACCATCGGTCATTCTCGACTACAACCCATCCGATGAATATCACTGGATTTACGATGAGGTAATTCCACGTAATGACGCATCGTTTTATAAGTCCACATACAAGGACAACCCGTTTCTAAACCAAGAAACGATTGCTGAAATCGAAAGGCTCAAGGATACAGACGAATACTACTGGACTGTTTATGGATTGGGTGAGCGAGGGATGAGTAGAGAAACCATCTTCCATAGTGACATCTATTCAGAACTGCCACAACACGCTAAGTTTTTAGGATGGGGTTTAGACTGGGGTTTTGCCAATGATCCATCGGCACTGGTCAAGGTTTACGAATACGACAATGCCTTGTACATTGAGGAGTTTATGTACAGTGGTGGTTTGACTAATAGTGATGTAGGACACAAATTGCAGGAGTTGGGAATTACTAGGCATGAAGAGATAATTGCAGATAGTAGCGAACCAAAAAGCATTGAAGAGATACATCGCATGAACTTCAATATTAAGCCAGCAAAGAAAGGCCCAGACTCTGTAAGGATAGGCATAGATTTGATGCGTCGCTACAAGCTCTATATCAAAGACACAAGCATGAATGCTCAGAAGGAGTTTCGCAACTACAAGTGGATGACAGATAAAAATTCTCGCATACTCAATCAGCCGAGGGACGAGTGGAATCACTGTGTCGATGCTGTTCGCTATGTGTGTTTAAATAAACTCCTCCGTAAAACTGGTAAATACTACATCGCATGAAAGTTACACTCCTTATACCAGAAAGCTATGCCGACATTACAGTACGGCAATACAAGCAGATGATGAGCAAATGGAAGGGGAAGGAATCCAATCGAGAAGCGATAAAGAAAGTGTTAGAAATCTTCTGTGGCACTGAAGCTGATCTGATTGATAGGATGATGATGGATGATTTAAACAAAGTCGTCCGTGAGTTGACTTGGTTATTTCAAGAACCCGACATCAGCAAGTTTTCATTGCAACGCAACTTTACGATGGAACACGTCGAGTACGGTTTCATCCCCAATATGCAGGAACTAACGGTAGGTGAGTTTGCCGACCTAGAATCGTACCTTGAAGGAGGTATGTACGAAAACCTGCAAGAGGTGTTAGCAGTATTGTACAGGCCGATCACAAAGAAGAAGTCAGAACTCTACGAGATTGAGGACTATGCGCCTAGTCAAATAAAGATAGACGCAATGGGAGAATGTCCAATGGATGTCGCAATAGGCGCAGTGGTTTTTTTTTATCGTATCGAGATACAATTAGCAAAAAATTTGCAGCGTTATTCACATCTACTGGAGAGCCAGATAAGATGACCAAGAAGTGGGGATGGTACGCAATTATCTATCAGCTTGCCAACGGTGACATCTTACAGATGCAATCGGTTACACGTATATTAGTAGAAGAAGCATTCACTTTTATGGCATACGAAAAAGACCAATCGCTCTCACAAAAAATAAACATCAATGCAAACCGTTAGTGACATCAACGATGTGTTCCAAACAATAGTGACGAACCATCAGCAGCTCAAGAGCTTTTATACCCACTCTGTTGATGAGATAGACATAAATCAAATCACGATTGATAAGTTCCCGTTGTTGTATGCTCAAGTTACAGAAGCATCAATTGAGGGAACTTTTACAAGCTACACATATGAAGTCGTAGTAGCTACCGTCGTGTTTGAGGTTCAGCACGACTATGTAACGGAAGTCTATACCGATACCCTTGGAATTATGCAGGATGTTATAGCTGAGTTTCATCTCGCTCAATCGGGACAAAATAACTTTGTACCCAGTGAATGGTCGTTCGCTATGCCTGTCACCTGCGAACCATTTACGGCTCGATTTACCAATAGTCTAACAGGGTGGTCAGCCAATTTTGAGTTGAGGTTGCCAAGCCCAAGCAACCTGTGCGATGCCCTCTATTAATTTACAATTTCAACTCAATGGAGAAATCTATAAAGTTGATTTGGATAGGACGCAAAAGGAGTTTGAAAAATACGCGAATGCAGTCATCAAACAAGCTCAAAAGATTCTAGCCAAAGAGGGCAAGAATGCCAGCGGCAACCTGAGCAAGTCTATGAGCCACACCTTCGAAATCAACAAACATGAATTCGCATTGGTTTTTAATTTCGACAAAGCTCCGTACTGGCAGTTTGTGGAAGAAGGGGTACAAGGTGCTGTCACAAATAAGAAAGCCCCGAACAGCCCCTTTAAGTTTGGTTCAGGGACAGGGCCAAAAGGTATGATGCGACCAGCCATCAGGAAATGGATAAATGACAAACCCGTGAAGCAATGGAGAAACACAAAGTCAGGGAGATTCATGTCATACGATCAGATGGCCCAAACGATTAGTCGCTCGATATATATGCATGGTATAGAGCCGACCCCGTTTTTTAAACCCACAATGACTATATTGTTTAAGAAATATCAGAAGCGTATCGAACTAGCTTATGCGTCTGATGTGTTTCACTTCTTTCAAAAAAACATACCACAGGAAATCGTATTTGAAATCGTTATATAATGGCTGTAACAATTCCCCAAGAACCCACGCCTACATTATTAGGCACTGCGGACAAAATAGTCTACGTAGAATTTGAAGACAGTGGTCTACCTACAAATAGCAAATTCAGGTACATATGTGAGATTTCTCTTGTAGGGGCATCTACTGTTGTTGTAGCTAAATTGAAACAGCTCCCCAACTCAGAAGACTGTGGGGTGTTTGATTTTTCAGGTATTCTGAGAGCGTATGCTGCTCAAGACCATAACAAGCACAACACAACGACATTCGCAATCAATGGTCAAGCCCTGCGTAAGTTCTACTTGAAGTTCTATTATGAGTACGCTTCAACAGCAGATAACGAACCTGTTGAGTATCCAGCAGCCGCATTGACAAAAACAGTTTATGTCGTGAACGGCACGTTTACCCCAGTGTACAATGCTTACGACACAACGAACTACGACAACTATTTGCTAGATGATGCAAATGCTAAGTTCCTGTCTGTGTTTCAACCACAGGAGATAGTAGCACAAGAAACTGATGATGGAGTGGTGGCTATGATTAATGGAACGACTAACGCTCCGTGGACAAGTAACCCAGCGTATATGCACATTGCATATTACAATGGAACAACAGCTTTAAACAGCGGATTCATTACCAATCCAATTACACCAGGTGGATCAAATGCGGCAACGCAGTTTCTAGTATATTTTGGAATTTACCCAGCTAATCTTGAAGCCCAAGCTACCACAGCTTTGAAACCAAGCAACAATGCCAACTGGACACACTACACGGTTCAGGCATCATCGAGCGGTACGACATTGGCTGGAAACGAAACGAGTACGCAATACAAGATAACTAAAAAGCCTGAGTGCAAATACGAAGCTATGCGCGTGGCTTGGTGGAATGAGTTAGGTGGCTGGGACTACTACACGTTCTACTCTAAACATACCCACAGCGAAAAGATAACGCGCAATACATTTCGTCAAGTGGGAGGCAACGCCTACACAGCCGATGGTTCAACGACACCATTCGCTTTGAATCCTTACGAGGGTGGCTTGAAAGTAACCCATGTAGAAACAACGAACGAGTGGGTACTAAACACCGACCCTGAATCTGAGAGTTTCAACAATGTGCTTGACAGCTTGATGAATAGCCCCGAAGTACTGTGGTATAGAAATAATGCTTGGAGGGGCTGCGTAATAAAAGATACAGGCATTGATTTTCAGTCGAGCATCAACGACAAAGGAATTGTGTATTCAGTAACCATTGAAGAATCGCGTTACAAGCCTACGATATGACAGAACTAA